GTCTTTGATGTAGGGTCATAACTCCCGTTGCTACTAATAATCTCCGTCAGTTTAGTCATTTTGTTCCTCCGTAAACATTCTTTTTATTAACTAACCATTTCTTTTTCCCGTGTATAACTTCATATGCTTTGTCGTGCTCTTCAATAATCAATAAATTAATCGGTCTCTTTGTAATAAAATAATCAATAACTGCACCACTTGAGTCTATATTATAAAGATTTACCTGCGAAGGCACATAAACTAAGTCACCCTTCTTGTGGTGGCTCTTCATTTACTGGGGTTTCTTCTGTTGGTGCTTCTAATTGGCTCTCTATATTATTATAGCCTGCTGCCATAGACAGACAGTCCTCTAATTGAGAATCCATTATAGATAAGTTATGCCTCATCTTGTCAATGGTCGCAGCAAACTCCTCAATTTTGTTAATGTCGTACTTCAAGCTCGCGCTCATATTGAACCTCTGGCGACAAGAGGCCATAATATCATCAATTAACTTTGGTATATCTTCAATATCAACTGTATAGCTGACTTTTACCTTCATACTTATTCCTCCACTATAGCGTTGTTGGTAGTTACGAGTGTTGATGCCACGGATACAGAGTTCTTTAGCGCCACCATAGTAACCTTGGCGGGATCTACAATCCCTGCCTCTAACATATTAACCAACTGTGAGTCTTTAAAGTCCCAGCCCATTAATTCATCAGAGTTCTTTACTCTATCAACAATAATATCTGAACTGACACCAGCGTTGTGTGCCATTTGACGAAGAGGTGCCTCAAGCGACTTACGAATAATGTTTGCGCCTATGGTCTGATCTTCGTTCTCTGCCTCAATATCAAAGTCTTGGCACGACAACAGTGTCACACCACCACCAGGGACAATCCCGGCTTCCTGTGCTGATTTCACAGCCTCCAGGGCATCTTCAACACGATGTTTCTTCTCAATCATCTCAACTTCTGTAGCGCCACCAACTTTAATAATAGCGATACCACTCGCCAATCTGGTCACACGATGTTGAAGCCTGCGACATTCATCAATGTTGTCAGTCTGTTTGATCTCTTCCTTGATTGCCTCAATCCTTTTCTCAACTGCCTCCCAGTCAGCATTGCCGCCCATAATCGTGGTTGAATTCTTGAGAACCTCTATCTTGTTACATAAACCAAAGTCACTTAACTTGACCTCGTTGACGTCCATAGCAGAAACGCGACTAAAGAATGTAGCGCCTGTGGCAAGACACAAGTCTTTCATAATGTTGATACGTTCATTGCCATACTCGGGTGCTTTGACTGCTGCCACCTTCATAGAGCCACGTACTGTATTCATAATAAGCGCGGCAAGTGCTTGGCCTTCCACTTGTTCTGCGACAATGAGAAGAGGTTTGCCCTCTCGTGCTGCAAGCTCCAAGACGGGTAAAATTTTCTGAACATTGTCAACTTTATAGTCCGTCACGAAGACAAGCACATCTTCATACTCAATAGAGTTCTTTCTCTCATTTGTTACAAAAGACTGTGAAAAATAACCAGAGTTCATTCTGAAGCCTTCAACCAAATCTAATGTTGTATCCATAGATTTAGCGTCCTCGACCAAGATAGAACCCTCGTGTCCAGCCTTGTCAACTGCGGAGGCAATAAGACCTCCAATGACTTTATCACCGTTGGCTGAAATGGTTGCGATGTGCTCAACATCCTGAATGGATTCAACAGGCTTAGCAATATCTTCAACCTTGCTGATTACGGCTGCTACGGCCTTGTCCATACCTCGCTTGAGTTCAACCGGAGAACTGCCAGCAATTAAATACTTCTGACTATTCTGTAGTATTTCTCTTGCCAATACTGTTGATGTCGTTGTGCCATCACCAGCCAAACTATTTGTTTCTGACGCAACTTGTTTGAGAATTTGCGCCCCTGTATTTTCTACCGGGTCATCTAAATCAACAAAGTTGGCAACAGTCACACCATCCTTCGTAACGATAGGATTGCCAGTCTTTCCAGCAAGAATAACATTCCTGCCTTTAGGACCGAGCGTTGCTGCTACATTATCTGCTAACTTATTAACACCACTTAAAATCTTTTGCTGTAGCTCTAAGCCACTTGCATAAGTCTTTGACATATAAACCTCTCTGGAATACAATATAATGCCATTATAAATTAAATCAAGGTGTAATTTAAATTAATTTTAATTATTCTGCTGGGAACTTAAAAGGCTTTGTAGGTTTGCCTGCGCCCATTCTTGTATCAATGACGCCGCTTGAGCCACCAGAAGTGCCACCGCTGCCTGGACGCAACTCTTGTGTCTTCTCTTCAACAGAGCGGGAGGCATTGATGGCTTTCTGAGCCTCATCATCATCTTGTAGGCCGCCGGCCATAAAGGCATAAGTGCCCTCAGTGAGATCCTTGACGCTCTGGAAGATCGCAAAGATGCTTTGATTCAGTTCTTGTGTCAGTCGGTTGAGAACCTCTTGAACATATTCTGCTCCAATAAAGATTGTGCCAATATCAACTGAGCTTTGGCCGCTTGGTAGAGCAGAGTATTCACCGGCTTGGCTTTCAATATTCAGAACTTGTCTCCTGTTCAAGTCAAACTGTAGAGAGGATAAGACACCCCTACTATTCATTAGAGCCCTCTTCTTTAATTCAGGATCTGTCAAGCTGTTGTAAAACTCAACAGATTCTTGAGGTGTCGCAAATACGCCCGGTTGTCTTAATAATTCTCTTCTTTTGTCTTTTTGCATTGTGGCGGTGAACGACGCAACCACTTGAGCATTTGCATCGGAGACAGCTTGGGCGATTAATTTTAGTTCAATATCTGGCCTTCCACTCTCACCGAACGCCGCTTTGACAGCATCACGGAGTGCTTTGTTGGTTTTGTTAATTTTGCTCTTCCCTCGAACAACCGTCTTTTCAGCACCAGTGAACTTCGCGTAAGGACTAAAAAAGTTGTCATTATTAGCCCAATCAAACGGGCCCTTGGTGAAAGCTACAACTTCTTGAGGAGACACTTCCAGATTATATTCAGATGGCTCATTTCGCACCTTAACTTGAAAAGGCTGAGACAAGCGCGCTTCAAGATATTTAACAAAGTCTGTCTCCATATCCTCTGTCGATGGCAAAGTCTCTTGGCTCGGCAGAGTTGCACCATAGTCATATTCTGAATTGCCAGCGGAAACCTCCTGGATAAATTCGTTTGGTATCTCAATACACCTGACAGACTTTTCCATAGAGTTTAAAACTATATTCGCCACGTTGTCCAAGGTAAAATTAAACCTATAGAATTTAAGTTGCCCTTTTAAATCAAGGCCGCTTTTTTGCTCTCCAAATGACTTCAGCACCACAACATACTGCATAAAATCGTGTGGTGAAAATTGTGGGCTGGTTAAATCACCGACAAGATCAACAAAACTACCGCCTACTACCAATGACTTCTCAGCATATAACTTCAAGCTGATGGGTGTATTATCTCCCGCTGTAAAGTCAGCAATGGTCCCGGTATTAGCAGGAATCTGTGCACCCTCAAGCAACACAGCGAGGAACGCTTCGAAGTTAAACCCTGCCGAGGCTGCATTGAAATTAGAAATAACCTTTGTCAAAGTCTTGTAGAAGACCAGATAGGATAAGATGTTTGCGATCTTATCGCCAGGGGTGCCGCCTTCAAGATTAACTGAATCTGGATTGCTATAAAAATCAGCTAAAGACTTTAATTTAGATTGTAGATCCCCGCCCTGAATATTAGATAAGAACTGTAGTAACTGCTGTCGGGCGGGCCCGGACACTTCTTGGTCACCGACTGTTCGAACATCAGTCCAGCCAAGCTCGGTCACACTAATCTCTGGGATTGCTTGCATTGTAAGCGAAGTGCTTTCCATTTGCTCACGCAGCAATTGCTTGCTGGTTTCAGTTTCCATAACCTCGTCAATCATTTCATATAGAAAGTCTAAACTTGGTGGCTTTGCAAAATAGCTCTCTTTAATATACTTCAGTTCATCTTTATTCATAGCAATACCTCTTAATAATTAGATAATTATATCTGCAATTCCCAAATTAACTGCCTCTTCTGCGTTGAGGTAGACGTTGGTCTTTTTGTCCATTAACTTCTTGACATACTTCTCTGTCATGTCAGTCTCGTCTGCCAAGGCTTTGATATACATTTTCTGTGTATACTTGCTTTCAGTGAACTCATTCTCGACGTCAGCGATGTAACCGTGTTGGCCAGATACAACACCGTGTATCATAACTCGGCAGTGCTTACCAATCTTTCGGTAACCCTTTGTGCCCGATGCTAAAAGCAGGACACCAGCAGACATAACTTTGCCCAAACCTTTTGTGACAATCGGCATTGTGTCTCTTATTTCTCTAATGGTGTCGTAAACAGAGAACATCTCTGAAGCCAAACCACCGTGAGTTGATATGACAAATTCAATTGGCTCATAGATTGTGATTTCGTCAGACTCTTCATCCTCTGGATCGGCCAGCATTGTCTTCTGGCCAGTTAGATATAAAGCATGAAGACCGTAGATGGTCTCCGAACACTTCTCTTCATTGACATCGCCGTATATGCCAGTTAATCTTAACTCTGGCTTGGGAGCACCCATACCAAGAACTGATAGTAGGTCTACCGGTTCACCCTCTTCCTCTTTAGGCTCTTCCTTTTTCTTTTTAGTAAAATTGTTCATACATCAGTCCTCCGTTTGACCTCTTTTAATACGCTCATTGCCGTCTTCCAGTCAGTGATTGCTATATTCTTCCAAGCAGCATCTTTAACAGCACCTTGCAAGCTATATAATGATATGGTTCTCCAATAGTTAAATGCAACCTCAATCTGCTCTATGCTTTCTGGGCTGGCTGTTTTTAATAAATTTTGTGACATTTCATCCGTCATCTGTAGTGCATCCAAGCATCTAAGGAAAGTCGCTCGGTACATTAGGCTTTTTGACCACACTCTAAATATCCTCAAAGCGAACATATGTGCGAAAACACCAGAAAAAAATATAATTAACACAGTCCAAAAATCCACTTTATCTCCTTTGATTAAAAAAAAAGGCAGACCTCGCGGCCTGCCTTGAAAAATTACAGCTTTTTTATTCTATTACTTATTTCTCTTAAGCGCCATCAATCTTCGCGCGACACGGCGTGTGACCTCATTCATGACTGCGTCCTCATCTATTACTTCAGCCATCGGCATTTCTTCATCTTCGGCTCCTTCAGGGTCAAGCTCTCCCTCGTCTCCCATAGGAAGCTCCTCACCAGCCATATCGTCTGCCGGAAGATCTTCGCCGCCCATGTCACCCATATCACCCATGTCATCCATACCGGGGTCTTCATCAGCGCCGCCGGTTTCCTGCACGGTAATCGCATCTGCTGCAGCTGCGCCTGCGGGGCCGGCTTTGCGCAAGGCATCTTGAAACATCTCCATCGCGCCGGCGACCATTTCTAAGACCGCCTGCTCATCGACTTCTTCATCGGACGCGTCCATCTCGGGCTCTTCGCCCATGTCCATATCCATCTCGGGCTCTTCGGCTCCTTCAGGATCAAGCTCTTCCTCTTCCTGCTCCTTCAAGTCACCTTCGCCTTCCAAATAGGTCTCGTTGAGGCGAGTGACAAAACCGTCAGTCAATGCGCCGATGTTGGCGAACTTCATCATCTTACGGATATCTGATTCATTTAAAAGCTGCTTTTTCATTGTATATCTCCTAGATCTGTATTATACATACACACTAATTAGCATCATCTTCAAAGAAATGACTAATTTTTTTCATAGCCTTATCTTGTATCTGCTTTACTCGCACATAGCTTAACCCTAAACGGTCTGCGACCTCGCGAAGTGTCATCATTCCGCTATTGTCAATTGCCTCAAAAGTACAGTTCTTATCCTCTTTATAATCAATCCAATGCCGGCACTCGCTAATTGGGCAAGCGACATTTAATTTATAACAAGTCTTTAGGCATTCCTTCATATGTTTGTGTCCGTTTCTATTATATCAAATATATTCTCAATTTCGTCATTGTCAAGGCCAAACTTCTTTATATTGTCATCGCCCATCTCTTTGAGTTTATTGAGTTTATTTTTCTTTTGTATACCCTGGATAGAGTGTCGCTCTTTACAATTAGAGATAAACTCGTGCATTAGCTTGTCGCCCTCAATATATCCCGTAATCATCATACGGAAGAATTGAGATTGACTAAACCCATCGTGCTGACATCTTACGCGTAAAGCAATTTGCCTTTCCTCAGAATCATAAAACATAAACTTCTTGCGAGTTTCTGAATCTGGTATTGTAGGATCTCTCACTTTGAACCTCTCAAAATGTGAGTGTTACTCTCTAATTGCCCTGCACTTGATTGTCTAACGAAATTTGACTTACTTCGAAGTCCTTCAAGGTTTGACACCCCTGTATAAGACAACCCACTGCGAATGCCGCCAGCAAAGTCTTCAAGGATAGGCCCAGCAGGCCCCTTATAGCCGATGGTCGTGGATATACCTTCTGGGGTCGAGGACTTGCCACGCCAGCTTCTCTGAGCGTTAGAGGATGCCATCCCCCTGTATACTTTGTATTTTTTTTCACTTGTACCTGATAATACTTCACCTGGTGTCTCCTTCGTTCCAGCTAACATCGAACCGACAATTACGAAATCTGCTCCAGCAGCAAGTGCCTTTACCATATCTCCAGTTGTCTTGATTCCTCCATCAGCAATGATCTTTGAATCGTAAGTAGTCTTGGAAACATCCAAAACACTTTGAAAAGTTGGTATACCGTGCCCAGTCACCAAACGGGTTGAACAAATAGACCCTCCACCAATGCCAACACGGATGGAATCCGCGCCCCACGAAGCCAATGCGTCAAAGCCTTTAAGGGTCGCGACGTTCCCTGCCATAATGTGTATAATGTCACCAAAATGTTCTTTTAATGATGTAAGACATTTCTTCATCATAGCGTGATGGCCGTGTGCTACATCAATACATAAGACCTCAACACCAGCATCGCACAATTCCTGTGCTCGCTCCATATAATCGCCAGTCATTCCAATCGCAGCACCGACAGTTGCGTCAAGGTTATACATAAATACCCTCTCCGCAATCTTAACCTGCTCTTCTATTGTATTATAGCGATGTATAATCCCCATTCCACCGGCCTGTGCCATAGTGAGGCACATATGTTCCTCGGTCACAGTGTCCATTGGACTGGATATGACTGGCAGGCTAAGATGTATATGATCATCAAGGTTATTCCCAATGTTAATTTGGGAACGGCTTTCAATATCACTATAGCCTGGCACTAACAATACATCGTCAAAAGATAAAGTTTCCTTAATCATTTTCCCTCATATTCTTTTGGTGGTCTAAAAGTTTCTTAAGAGTTCGGCGCTCTTTCTTCGCATCAATTCGCCTCAATTGATCATGGCGATATTCGTGAATAGTTAAATCCTCATCTCGCATTGCTTCAATATAAGACATCGCATAGCCATACTTCTCATCGTCAAACCACTTGACAGTGGCATATTTCCAATTGTCTTTCTGAAATGTTCTCTCTACAATTCCGTATCTTCGTATCCCTTGGTAATCTTGGAATACTGCTTGTCCAATTTTCATTCGTCCTCCACTTTTGTGACTTCAATGGGCTCAAATAATACTACCACATTCATATTCCCAATAGTATAATAAGCCCCGATATAACCATTTGTAACAATATTCTGAAATAATTTATCATAACTCAATCCAATTCCGTATGGGCCTGCTGAAAGTTTCTTTAACTCGTCGGGGTCCGACATCATATCATAGATTTTGTCTGCCGGAACATCAACATAATATAACTTCTTGCTTGAAGTTACTATATCCTCTGCGTCATTTAAATCAACATAGAAGAAAGTTCTCGGGAAAGAAGACATTTGATAGTCTTTGCGAGAATAACTCTGGCGATGAGTTAGAAAATATGCCGGGTCAAGTGTTAACTTAGGCCCATCTACTTTAGAAAAGTGATATAGTCTAAACTCATCTGTTGTAAATGCTCTCCAGTTTTCAATTAAGTTCTTCATTTTATTAGTCCTCCAGGGTCTCTAAGTATCTTTGTAAATACCATAGAGCCTTCTCAATATCCTGCTTGGCGTTGTTTTTTTCTTTGTGCCTCGCAATATACTTGACGACGTTGCCACAATGAAAATTTAAATCCCAAGCCTCGATGACATTAATAGCCTCGTAGAAGTTGTCCTTGCCCCCATAGTAAGGGGGGTGGTCCACCTCCTCATCTGGCCATATACCGAGGCCATCATTTGGATCTTCGTCGTCGAGATAGTGTATGTAATCCTCATAAACTGAGCTGTTGTGATCTGCGAACTCGCTCATCCTCCAGTGCTCCCTAAAGCTCCATCTCCTCTATTAGAGATAGTGACAGCATCTTGATATAGTTCCTTTGCCTTGACTTCCATCGTCCTGAACGATACGACGGGAACCATAATAACTTGAGCAATCTTATCCCCAGGTGAAATTGTCTTTGGAGAATTGCCCACGTTGTGCAAATCAATAAAGACCTCTCCTGCGTATCCACTATCAATAATGTGCGCCCCAACAATCAGGCAGTGCTTTGCCCCCATTGAAGAACGATTACATACCTGAAGCATATGACCGTGTGGTACTTCAAACTTCAATCCTGTCGGAATGACCTTGTTGCAACCAGGGAAGATCTCAACATCCTCCATAAGGTCTGCGTAAATATCTAACCCAGCGTCAGATGGGTTTGCCCGTGTGGGCGACTTAATTCCTTCGTGTTCCTTTGAATATTGTATTAACATAAATCTAACTCCATTTGTTGTTCGTTGTTTATAAAGTGTCTGTTGTGTTTTTCTAAAAAGCTCTCTGTTAACTCCACCCATTTGTCAAGAGGAATCTTAACCATCAGGCGTGAAGTATCTACCTCAAAGTATTCAGGACTGTCAATCTCAAGATAAATGTTCTCTCCATCATCACTCCTTGAATAGACTTGATACTGCATATCACAGTTCATCATCATTTTGCTGCTCATTATTCATAGCCTCCTCTACTTGTTTAATGGCTTTAGTTGTTTTGTCCCAGCAATCCGGGCAATACAGTCTGACAACTTGTTCTTTTTCCCTTACAACCACTTTCCAAGTCATCGCGTGTTCTTTGGATGTCTTATCGTAAGGCTTTTCGCAAGCGGCACACTCGTCGCCCAATTTGTCAAACATACCAAGGATATGTTTCATCTCTTTCTTTTGTTCTTTAGCCTTGTTGCGGGCTATCTTTCTTTCTATGCTTCCCATTATTTACTCCCCCTCAGACTTAAAATTAGTTTGCGCAAATTCGCCCCACTCTTCTATCGCTCTCTTGTCGTATGCTCTTGCAGCACCCTCTTCTGTTTCAAACCCTCCCAGGTTCTCGCGTCGGCCTTTGGGGTTAATTTTTGCGTACCACCTTCCTGGTACATCAGCCCTTTGGTAAACACCTTTGTATTTCGAGGTCAATTTTGTGCCGTTGCGGCGCTTTATTTTCCCAACATTCGCATGGTTCTGGCTTTCAGTGCACACTCTTAAATTCTCTCTTCTATTATCTAATCCATTATTATTTATATGATCTACAAACTCATCTTTATGCAATTCGCGATCTAAAATTCGAGACATAATCAAACGATGCATCTTGGGTTTGGACCCTAACCAGCTATACCCCCCTTTAATCTTCATTGTTTTATTCTGGTGTGTGACACAATATTCTGTCCGCGTAGTACGACTTTTTTGATGCCCAGTTGTGTGCCATAGCGCAATCGAAAGAATTTCTTCATCTTCTTTGCTTATAAGCACCTCTCGCTCTACTCCATCAGAGGGCGCTTTTCTGATTACAATCATGTCGCCAACATCTTCATACAAATTAGCGCTCTTATACTCAGCGACCCCTTCTTTGTTGTACGACGCTTTAGTAATATTCTCCCTGCCACAAAGCGAGCATCCAGAACCATTAATATGTTTTCTGGCAACTTGTGTAAACTCGCCGTGTTTAGGGCATGTTATGACAATTTTCGCGAAGCGGTAATATTTTGGCATTACCCGCTCAGTCACAACGGGACCACGGCAGGTGCCAACCTTTACTTTCATGGGCGGGCGTTGCGGGAATATAACCTTTGAATAATCATATTTATGATCATGTATTTTATGGGCTCTTTCAACAAATTGTTGTTTATTTTTAATATGTCTAAATTTTTTTTTCATAATCACCCCAATAGTTTAAATGTGTGTCTAATTGACCTCGTGCTAAAGCCCCAGTCTTCGTTGTGCTGTAGCTTTGCCGCATAAGGTCGGTTTAAGTGGATCTCATCGTGTTCTTTGATCCCCCA